ATATCAGATTTAAAAGGACCTAATAACTTGCTATTGCTAACTTGTCTAAGGTAGTTTGGTACATCGTAACAAATACGCTCAGTATCACTAAGCACCTGGTTAATATTGCTTATATCCTTATTAACTAAGTCACTAATCACAATCATGTATTTACGAGAAACTACATTATCAGTAACGCTACTACCTTGTAAAATCACATTCATAAATGGGTAAACAATTTCTACGTTTGTGTCCGCTTCTGATTCGTCACCAAAGTAAAATGAGTTTATGCCTTTGTGCTTTAACGCAAAGTTTTTAAATAATTCTATATCTTGGTTTAATGTTATCATTTACTCTTCGTGTCTTCTCCAATAGTTAAAACGATTAAACTCTTCATTTCCAAAATCTAAATCACCACGCATAGCCACACCGTTAGTATAATTTCTTACCGTTGGATTCATGCCGGTATTACTTGTTTCTAAATATTTTGGAAACGTTGCTGTATTTTCAATTAAATAATCGGTTACTAATTGTGCGTATCTTTCAGCATGAATGCGCCATTTATCCATTAAGAATTTAACGTCACCCATATCCGCTGAACTAGAATTGTCGCTGCTTTTTACTTGTATGCCTTTATTTTGGTAAGCAAATTTAAAGTCAGGACTTGCTTCCATTTTAACATACCAACATAAAGCCTTTGCAATATAATCGTTAATTAGTGCTTTCTCATTTGGGTATAAAGCCATTGTTGGGCTTGCAATTATTTTAGTTTTTAAATCGTTGTATAATTGAGTGCCTAATATTTTTTGTATGTAAATATCTTGTACCATTATGATAGTACTTTCTAATTTTTTCCAATCTACATTACCATCGACACCAGCCAATTTTTTAAAGTAGTCTTCCTGTATAAATAAAACGTCAGCCATTTTTTATTTTTTTTCTTTTTTTCTTAAGCGAGTTTCAGCCATCCATAAATGTCTGCAATCGGGATCTATTTGTCCTGTGCTAGGGTTATTATAATATCCACCACGATAGTCCCAAACATTAGTTCCTAAATCGTTTGTCATTTTATCTAACTCTTCAAAATCATATTCATGTTTTTTTGCTAACATCTTAACACAAAAAGTACGAGATTTACCGCCAGGTCTTAAACTAGGCTTATCGTCATTAACTTCGTATTTATAAACTGTATAGATTTCGTCACTTTCTATTGGTTCAGTTTTTTTTTCTAATGCTTTTTCAGTTGGCTTAAAACCATTTTTATTATCTTCTAATAAACCCTTTTCAATTAACCTAGCTATACTTTGTTCAACTTTAAAAAATTCACTTTGAGTAACATCCACTAATTCGTTAATAGACATGTTAGGATTGCCTTTTAAAGCATTTAAAACAGCGTTATCTAACTCTTGTACGGTTATGATTAAAGCATCCGCAAACTTCATTATTTGCCTTTCATATTTTAAAGCATCAACCGAACTTTTAAAATTAACTTTTTCTCTTTTTAAAATAGTATAAGTTGATTTGTCTTCAATACGTCCACAACTCATTAATGCCATTAATATTGGATCGTTATCACTTGACATCTTAACTTCAATACCTAATATTTTCTTTGCTTGCGTTTCGTCAATGCCATAAGCTGTTAATCTCGTAACCGCTAAATGTTCGTTTATTTTGCCTTTGCTGTAATCTCTAACAATTCGGTACATATCGGCATTATCGGCTGCGCTTAAGCCTTTTAAACTATCATTTGTTTGAGTAGCTACAATAGGCAAAGGCTCACCGTTAACATCTGTAGGAATAGCAACCAATGGCTCATATCCTTTTAATTTTCTACGTTCGTCCTGTGTTAAATCTGCATCGTTGCTTAAATCTGCACCAATTAAACTGATAGGCTCAAACATCATTTCTAAATATTCACCAGTCTTTAAAAAAGATAAATAAGATAGGAACTCTAATAAATCACTTTGACGTGGCTCGATATATCCTTTAACAAATAACTCTTGCAATATTAATAAATCGGGTGAACCACTTAAAAAAGATTCATCAAATTTTATATTAAATAATTCGGGTGCCATTTCGTGTCCCGCAAATATTTTTTTCATTGCACGCTTTGAAGTAAACAAAAATTTCTCAGATAAATCATTTACAGATACATCCACAACTTCGGGTGCTTTGTCATCTCTATCAGAGTGTGTAATCATTAAACTTTCGCCATTCTCGCCTGTGTAAGTGCCTTTGAATGAACGCTCTATTGAATGTATCATGTCATCGGTAGGTTGTCCATTAAAAAAGTTTATAATCTTACCAACTGAAAATCCCGAAGACACATAATTCTTATTAAACGTACTTATGTCCACATCGGTATTAATATCATTTACTATACTTTGATATTGTGCAGTTGGATAAACGCTTTCTAATTTACTTGCACTTGCTGTGTAATATTTAAAGTCAATAAAGAATGTACCAGCGACACCTTTGTTTTCAAATTTATTGATACACTTAATATCTTTACTTTGTGTGTTTTTATTCCAATTTTTACAAAAGTATAATTTAGTTTCACACTCTGAAATTCTACAATTAGCAGAATTTAAAAAATAAAATTCAATCGGCTGACCTTGTAAATTAGTTATAACCTCTACATAAACACCATTAAATAATTCAGTATTAGGACTTAGTTTTTTGCCAGCTTGGTTTAAAGTTTCTTTACGATTAAATGAATCAATAAATGTATTAACTTTTATTTGGTCAACTTCATTTACTGCCTTTAATCCTTTGCCCCAAATGTAACGAGCCTTACGATTAATAATTGCTCTATGTTCAGGATGTTCATTATACAACCGAACTAACTCCTGTGGGTATAAATTATCTTTGCCGTATTTGATGTACCCTTTTGTGTCTTCGCTAAACGTTAATTTTGGTAACGCTTTAAACGTTAACATATGCTTGTTGTCAATGTATTGAAATTTAGCCGCCATATACTACTGTATTGTTTTCGTTGCCAGTATAAACTGGGTAATCACTTAATTGTGATACAACGTTTAATTTTCCTTTATCTATTAAATTTAAAGCCAATGCCGGATCTAAATTAGTTGTACTTACTTGCTCATAAACATTGTATTTATAAAAACCACTTAACGTCAAACTAAAAGTACCATTTAATAAATCTTCGGTTACATTCTCAATAAAAACAAATTCATTATAACGTAATTTATTCGTACTTATATCCGCTGCAATAAAACATTTAATATCATTGCTCATGTCATTAGTAACCTCAAATAAATACTTGGCATTGGTTAACGTTGTCTTTTCAGATAGCGTTAAAATTACTGTATTACTTGTATTTTTATTTATTAATATCACTAATATAATATAACATTTTTTAAAACTTTTACAAAATAAAAAAGGCTACCGATTAGATAGCCTTTTAATATTTGTGTAATTAATTTATTATGGAGTTAATAAACCAGCTAAGATAGTCGGGTCAACTTTAACAGCTGAAACACTTGAACGACCTTTAACAGTTAATGTAGTTCCAATAAAGTCACCCATTGCTGTACCAGCTTCAAATTTAGAATCAATTGCATTTGAACCATATCCACGACCTAACATCCAAGCGTCACCATTTTGCATTACTGCAATAAGCACTACTTTGTTAGATAAGATTAATTCAACTTCTTGTTGGTCTAATGTATTTAAACCATTCATTTTGATTGAACATTCCCAATCATAAGCCTTAGTACCAGCCGCTGAAGTTCCAGCACCTGTATAAGACCATGTACCTTGCTCAATCTCTTGGGCAATGGTTTTAAAAGCTAACGTTTTAGTGATTGCAGTTACTACATTTGCAGTTAATACAGCTGTTAGCATATTGCTAAAAGGTGTAATATACCACGATGCAACACCTGCTGTGCTAAGACAGTCTTTTAGTGTGTAATTTTGTGTTAATGGACAAGGCATTTTTTTATAATTTTATAATGTTAAAAATAAGAGGGAGTAAATTAATACCCCCTCAATTTATTTATCCTACGTATAACGT